CCCGATCCCGGGCAACGTAGTACTGAATCGGCGTGCCGCGAAGCAGCTTGTTGGGTAGGGTGTTGTAGGTGACGAAGGAGATGCGCGTGATGGCGATGTCCGTCTGCTGATTCGTCTGCCCAGCGTAGGTTCGGATCACGCCTTCCAGTACGTCAATTGTGTCAGACCCAAGGGGGTAGGTAGCAGTGCCGGGAGACAGAGACAGCGTCTCCTGATCCACGCACCACAGATTCAACCCTCGATTCGCCCACTCCATAGAGAGCAGGTTAAGGCTGCGCCGCGCCGTTCGGATCTCGTAGCCACCCTTGACCTCGATACCCACGCGCTCGTACGCTTCCTCGATGATGTCGAGGATGTTGATGTTCCAGTTCGCAGTTCCTGAAGTAGACATTACCTGAACCTCTTAGCGATTCTCTTGGCCGACTCCGGCTGACTGGAGAACTGCTTTCCTTCTTTGATCGCCTCTCGCTTGGCCTTCGTGGAGGCAGCGTATACCCCGGCAGGCATCGCCTCGATTGCCTTCTTGGGGAGATACCGTTCGCCAGTTGCCTTAGGGCCCTGGGTAGAGGGCTTGCCACTACGAGTCTGCCAAGACTCCCCGCTCCATTTGGACAAGCTCTTCTGCGCCTTAGACTTCTCCCCAGAGTATCCGCCGCCAGCAGCTTCGTACTTCTGCGCCACCAACTGAGCTTTACGCGCAGACCACTGCCCAGGCTTGCCGCCTTTACCAGACGCCATGACCTGAGACTTGATGCGCTCTCGAAGTTGAGGCTTGGTGTATCCCACTAGAAGCCCTTCTTTACCTTCGGCGCTTGGAGCTTGGAGAACTTCCGAGCGACAGTAGGCTTGGAGTACGCGCCAGTGCCGAACTGCGCTTTCGCAGGCTTGGCGCTCTTCCTCGACATCGAGGGCGTACCGACCTGCTTGCCCATGCTGAAACGACTGATCATGCGACCTCCTACTTCTTCTTCATGCTCCGAGCTTCAGACAGCGCGATAGCAACGCCTTGCTTCGGGTTCGTTACCTTCGCGCCGGAAGAAGACTTGAGCTTCCCGGCCTTGAACTCGTGCATGACCTTGCCAACCTTGCCCTGCTGCTGCGCCGACATCTTCATCTGACCCTTCATGGTTACCCCCAGAATACAGTGACCGCATCTACAGCAGTCAAAGATGCGTAGATATCCGTGCTAAAGCGAACCCCGTGGCCGGAGAGATTGATGTACCCACCGCTATCGTGCTTACAGGTGAGATCGATCTTTATCGTCCCGCCAGCGCCGCCATCCCGAAGGACAAGGGTTCCTTCCTGCTTTGCGTAGAGGAAGATCCCCATAACGCGACCCGGCCCCTGGAAGACATATCCAGAGGCCGTCATCTTCTTAGACTCAAGGTCGCTGAGCATCAGTACTTCCCCTTGCCGGATGGAGGAGACTTCTTACTCCCGCCAGCGCCAGCCCACAATACCTTGCGCGACCAATAGTTCGCAGAGAGCTTCGAGTCCTTGCCCTTGATACCGGCGCTACGAGCCATGTAGCTCTTCCGAGCAGCATCGCTGTAGTTGTGGCCCATCGAAGAGTCACCAAAGTGGACCAGCTTAACCTGATCGCCTTCCTTGGCGAGTACCATTTTCTTCTTCTCGGGCTTGCTGGACTTGATCGGCTTATTGAAGCCCGGGAACGTATGCCCCCGGTACTGAATCCCGCCGCCTGATGTTCTCTTGAACTTATTGGTGGAAGACATTGCTACACCTTTTCAACCCACTCCAGCTTCTCGCTAAGCGCCCACTTCTCAAGCTGCTTCTCGGAGGCCAGAGTAGAACTGTACTGCTTCATCTTCTCCTCAACGTCACTGTGCTTCTTCTTGAGTTCGTCGAACGCCTTGACGATCTGCGCCTGCTGGATGGCAATGTTCGCCATCTCAAGCTGCATATCGCGAATCTCAAGTTTCTGATCAGTCGTGAGGTCTTGCGGTTTGCTGGTTTCCATGTACTCTATGGTAACTCCAGGGAGCTATAGAGTCACTTGGTAGTTTTCACTGGAGGATCGATCAAGCCACAGGCTTTGTCTAGCTCGACCTGATAGACAGCCTGAGCGGCGTCAACACTGTCGCTGGCAGCAACAACCGAAGGAGGCGGCGCAAAGGAGACTATCTGCCTAACCTGAAGCAGGATGAGGTCGTTCGCGAAGTTGCATGCGATATCCATCTGCGTGTCTGTCGGACTGTTCTGCCACTTGTTCCACGGAGGACCAAGCGGATCGAGTGGATTGGGCTTGGTCTGGGTGGAGACCCAGGCAAACATGGAGTTCACGCCGTCTTGAGGAACAGTCTTGAGCTCTTGCTCGACGACCGTGCCGTCACTCATATAGAACTTGAGTACCGGCGTAATCTTGGTGGCAAAGGGAGCCGTGGGCTGCTCGGTAGAATTCGTGGTTGTGGTAGTCGTAGGCATCGGCTTTCCTTAGCTTGCGAAGATTTTCCATGCGGCCCCATCGGACCACACCATGACTTTGTTTGCGCCGCCACCAGCGACGGTAGATCCAATCGTTGTGGCATTGGCGTCGGTGACGTATTGGATGGAGCCAGCATTGCCAGCGGCAGCGGCAGGGAGAGCGGCGACAAGAACACCAGCATGCAGAACGCGGGTGGCGCTTACCTGCCCATTCGCATTACTCCCCCCATCCCCTACCTGAAGGACGCCAGCAGAAGCGCGGGAGAGGGAGAGGTCGGCAGACAAAACGCCAGCGTCAGGAGTCCAGGAAACAAAACCAAGATTATCCAGTTTTAGGTGTGCACCAGTGCCAGCAGCAGGAGGTATAAATAGACCTTTCCTGTCGCTTCCTACAAACAGATTTCTAATAGCACTATTGTCGGCTTCGAGCGAGAAGTTGACGCCATTATCTCTAAATCGCGCCATAGTGGTTCCGTTAGCAACTTGCCATTCCATCAAGTTCGCACCACTCTGCCCCGCACCCGCCCGGATAACAACCTTCGTTGATCCCGTCGTCGCGGTTTGATCGTAAAACCGCGCCGTACCCGCGCTGCCGGAAGTAGCTACGTCGAGTTTGAAGTTGGAGTCGGTGGTGGTGCCGATGAGGAGGTTGCCGGTGGTGGGGGCGAGCCGAATTCCAGTCGAATTAGATGAATTAACCCGTATGGATATTCCGTAAGAAGACCCAGAGGTATCAAAGTATCCATCTTGAGCGTTGTTGATGATCCTACTCGAACCAGATTGAGTTATATCGCCAGAAACGTGAAGCCTGGTGGCAGGTGTATTCGTCCCAACCCCCAGCCGATCATTCGACGCATCCCAGAACAGCGCCGTAGCGTCCTGATTGAGCGTCCCCGGCGCGGAGACGTAAGGAATCGCTCCGGCTGTCGTTAGGTTGGACGCGCCGCTAACAGAGTTGCCGCCACCTCCACCGCCACCAGTGATATTGCTGTTTATTGTGATGTTTCCCACACCCTACCTCCTACTGCATATTCCCAGACTGGCAGACAAAGAACGTACTCGACGCCGCGCCGATTGTTTGGTTCAATCTCACAGCCGTAACGGGAGAGACGAGCATGACAGCCGTGTCTCCAGTCTGCGTGGTAGCGTCGGGGTGGTCAATCCACTTGCCAGACCCAGCCACATAGGACGGCGCGAACACATCGTCCAAGGTGAACTGAACCGTGTATGTACACCCAGCGCCGCCGTAAACGCCAAGCGTTACGTTGAACGGCGAATCAGTCAAAGTACTCAAAGGAATAGGGTTGCTCGTAGCAACCCCAGTCACCGTAACTCGAACGGGCTTACCCATAGCAACCCTCCTTTTTTAGAACGTCACGCTGCCCATGCTGTAGATCGTCGCGGCTTCCGACGCAGAGGTGACGTTGGTGAAGTTGATCAAGAACTCCTTCTGCGCGTTCTGGGCAATCGTCATCGTGCCGCTCAACGTGAGGCCAGTGTTCGTCGTCATCGTGATCGTCTCGGCGGCGTCAGCCGTATTGCGGATCGTAATGCGGAACGTAGTGCCAACGACAGCGCCGGGAACAGCGGTGAGCAGCGCGGAGGCAGTCGGGAACAGGTCAGCACGACCAGCGCCGTTCGGATCGCGAAGGATGAAGCCAGCCTTCAACTGAGCAGCGGTATAGGTGACATCGCCAGCGGTCGTGACCGTGACGGGGTTCATCTCGAAGAACGTCACGCTCGTGGTATTCAGAACCACGCCAGTGCCCTGCGCCGAGAGGGTCAGCGAAGCGTTCGCGGAAGCATCGGGGTTGTACCCGGAAAAACCATTCTGGCTGCGTACAGGCCCAGAGAA